TACCAGCCTCTCCGCCGCTGTATTGCGGCTGGAGTAACTGCAATGTACACCCGCATTACAGCCTTGTCAACACCCTAACGCAAGAAAGTTGCAAGAATATTCCATCCTCTCAGGTTGACATAATCTCCGCGCGGTTTCGTGCCAATCGCGCGCGTTCCATTAGAACGAGAACGAGAGGCGGGAAAGTGCTACCACGTAGCACAGGGGCGTCTTTCTGCTCGCGGTGAGTATTTCTCACAGGCTGTAATGCGGCTGTAATTGAGGAGGGCGAGTCTGCGCTACACTCTGGGGGTGGCCGCCCGCCGTCGAAGTCGATCGTACCCAGGAATGCCGGCTCCGCGCGCTGGGCGTGGCGACAAGGCGAAGAGCCGCGAGGCTCTGCTCGCCCTGGTACTGGAGAGGAGAAGTAGGGGCGAGTCTGTGCCGGCGATCGCCGCCTCTCTCGGGCTGGGTATCAAGGCGGTATCTTCTGCCCTCTCCGCCGCCCTAGTCGAGAGGGCGAGCCTCTCTGCGCAGGAACTCGACAATCTCCGGCAGCTAGAACTAGATCGAGTCGATCGCTGGGCTACAGTGCAGGAGAAGCGCCACTCCCAGCATGGCGACCCCAAGGCGGCAGAGATGCTTCTACGTCTACAGGCTCGCCGGCTGGCCTTGCATGGCGTGAGGCTCGACCTATCAGAGCCCGAGGCGGGGCGAGGCGGGAGAGCTGCGCTTCACGGGCAAGAGGGCGAGGCGGGCTCTCTCCCGCCATTCCTGCGAGCCATGCTCGCCCAGGCTGCCGCGATCGGAGGTGCTGTAGGAGCCGGCGCCGCCCTCGCCCAGGGCCCTCCTATGCGGGCTCTCCCAGTAGGAGAGGGCGAGTCTACCCAGGGCGAGAGGGGCGATATCCTTCTCATTCCCGAGCCCGAGCAGCTCGCCCAGCCCGAGCCCGAGGCTACCCAGGGCGAGAGCCCAGCGCCGGCCGAATCAGAGCCCGCCCCCACCCTTACCCAGGCGCCCAGGATACCCAGCCTCACCCAGGGCGAGAGCCTCGACCTAATCGGCAGCGAGGGCGGCGAATGACGGACGGCAGGCCCTCGGGGCGGCCGCGACCGTTTACGGCGGCGGGGCCCCCCGGCCCGCTGCGGGACCCCTCTCGCGACGCCTACCCCCTCTGAATTCTCATGGGATGACGACATGGACTTGACGACTCTTGGGATCGACTTGAACGAGCCGACGCCGCACTTGCGGTACGAGTCGGAGGACATGTGGTGGGCGGTGGAGACGTACCGGAGGACGGAGAGGCTGCGGCAGTTGCAGGCGGCTGGGAGGGTGGCGCTGGAGGCGGACCGGAGGCTCTGCGCGTCGGACCCGGTGTACTGGATAGAGAACTACGCATGGATGTTCGATCCGAAGCAGGACGAGCCGGAGAGGCGGAAGGTGCCGGTGGTGCTGTTTCCGCGGCAAAAGCGTCTGGTGGAGTTTCTGCTGGAGGGGGTGAGGAAGAAGGAGGACCGGCTGGTGCTGAAGGGTCGCGAGCTCGGGGTGAGTTGGAACTCGGTGTTCCTGCTCTACTGGCTCCAGAACTTCGAGGCTCAGTTCACAGCGAAGGTGGGAAGTCGGAAGGAAGACCTGGTGGACGACGGGACGATCGACTCGTTGTTCGGGAAGTTGCGTTGGACGGAGGAGAACGACGCGCCGCATTTGAGGAGTCGAATGACGGGTAGGACGTTGCTGCTCCAGAACGCGGAGATGCAGTCGGAGGTTCTGGGGGAGGCGACGAATCCTGGGTTTGGTCGAGGCGGGCGGCGGAGGGCGATTTTGCTGGACGAGTTCGCGCATGTGGACACGCCGATCCAGGCGAAGACGTGGAACTCGACGGCGAGCGTGGCGGCGAGCCGGTGGATCGTGAGCACACCGGCGGGGCCGGGGAACAAGTACGCGGAGTTGGTGAAGACCCTTCCGGAGCATTGCGTCCTGACGCTCGACTGGACGACGGACGTGAGGAGGCCGCCGTCTTTCAAGGCGGACTGCCTGGCGAAGGGGATGCGGGACGACGAGTTCGCGCAGGAGCACGAGGCGAAGATCGTGACGCTCCGGACGGGCCGGATCTGGAACTTCCGGCTGCCGATCGTCGAGTACCACGACGAGCATCCGGACTTCCTGGAGTTGGTGGAGCCCCGGAAGCGGATGGTGCTGACGGGTGGATGGGACTTCGGTTCCGGCGCGTCGCTGCTCTGCTGCCTGTTCGCCCTGGTCGAGATGAACCGTCCGAAGCCGCGGATCTGGGTGGACGCCGAGCTCGTGTGGCAGCACACGGAATGGCGGACCGCGGCGAACGATGCGAAGAGCCTGATGAGCGACTACGGCGGTCGCCACGTCCACTTCGGCGATCCGGCGGGCCGGACGGACGTGGAATCGAACCAACAGAGCTGGGAGTCGAACCTGCGCGCCGGCGGGATCCCTCTCTTCTGCCTCGACAACTGGCACAACACCAGCGTCGGGATCGAGTGGGGAATCAAGGAGGTCCAGGCTCTCGCGAGCGATGGGCGCCTGCGGATCCACCGCCGCTGCATCTACCTCTGGGACGTGATCGACAACTGGCGCCGCGACGTGCCCGAGGGGACGGTGCTCGACTACCTCTCGCGGAAGACCGTCGCGCCGCGCCACGACATCTACTCCCACGGCGGCATGGCGCTCGTCTACCTCCTGGGCGGGATCCAGAAGTCGATCCAGTCGACGCGCAGCAATGCGAAGACCGCCGACTCGCTCCCAAAGGTGGCGCGCGTTGTTGAGAATGAGTTCTCAGAACCGGGCGAGGACCGCTTCGGGCTCGCCGGCTACGGGAACCCGATGTCGGGCATGACGGCTCCGGGCGTGCCGTTCCTGGACGGTGCCCCGATGGGCGACATCGCTGGGATGCTCCAGCGCGTCTACAAGGGCTGAGCCGTGCTACCCTACCGCGCATGAAATTCTTCTTGGCCGCGGGGAACTCCAACGGCGCGTGTGGAGTCGTCAGGCCGGCAGCGGTCGCTCCCGATGCGGCCGTCAACAGTGGGACCCGCGGCCCCGAAGAGCGGGCTGAGATCCTCCCCTGATGCCCGCCAAATCCCAGGTTCTCTGTCCCCCGGCAGTCACCCAGGCGTCCGCAATCCTGCGGGGCCGACGGTGGCTGCCGGGGAGGGAATCGGCGCTCCAGCCGGCCGTCCAGACCTCTCTCTCGGTCGAGCAGATGAAGAAGGCGATCAAGAAGGCGAAGACCGGCGAACTCGAAGCGACGATGCTCTCCCAGATCGCCGCGGCCCGCCTCCTGCCGTGCTCCCCGCAGTACGTCTTCCACCCGAAGCGGAAGTGGCGATTCGACTTCGCCTGGCCCGAGATCCGCTTCGCCGTCGAGGTCAACGGGGCGATCTACGTCGGCGGGGCTCACTCGCGCGGCAAGGGGCAGGAGAACGACATGGAGAAGATCGCCGAGGCCGCGATCTTGGGCTGGACGACGATCTGCGTCTCCTCGAATCAGATCAAGTCCGGCGAGGCGCTCCGCTGGATCGAGACGATCGTGAAACAGCGGCGCTCCGGACTGTAGGCTTTCCGCAGCCCCCGTGTTACCTTTCTTCCCATGATGGACCTCACCGGCAGGCTCATTGTGTGTCGCGGCTGCGGGACGCATCTCCCCGGCCGCTCGCGAGAAGAGCTACTCGCCCGCCAGAAGATCGGAACGTGCTACCTCTGCGGCCGACCGCTGCCGGCCGAGGATGTGCCGAAGCTCTCGCGCTTCTCGACTCCCGAGGAGCGCCTGCGCCAGCACATTGCTCCCGTGGTGACGCGGTGAACCTCGTCTACCAGACGCCTCTGCGCTACGTCGTCGGCGCCACGGCGCCCGTGATCTTGCTTCGCGTCGAGGCGTATCCCGACGACCCAACCGGAGCCACGGCCGCCTTTCAACTCGCTGCACTCTTCACGGACTACCTATCGACGCTCGCCGGCACCGCGACCCTCGGAACTCCCGTCGCCGTCGTGCGCGACGGCCTCACGACCTACGACTTCGACCTCGAATTCGCCTGGAACGCTGCGGATCTGACCGCGGGGATCTTCTACGGCCGGTTCACACTGACCGACGGAGCCTCCGTCTTCGCCATACCGCCCGACCGCAGCATGGTCATCGAGGTTCTCCCGGAGCCCCAGGCAGCCCCATGAGCCGTGGGCACATCATCGAAACGGCGAAAAACGTCGAGATTATGGTCAACCTGGACGCCAATTTCGGCCAATTTCACACGATTCGAGGCTGAAAATGCCCGATTTCGCACGAAATCCGACGAAAAAGCGCATGACGAACGAAATCGTGCCGTTTTCCTCTGCGGACTTCCGCATGGGCACGGTCGCGATGGTCGAGAACCCCGACCCCGTCCTCCAGCACATCGCTTTCAAGGGCGAGGAGGAATGGCGCACGATGGAGCGCGCCTGCGCGGCCGTCTCGATCGCGAAGAAGAAGCGCGTGAATACGCTCCTCTCCTACGGGAGCGAGATCCAGGCCGGCAGCAACTCGAAAGAGGCGAAGGACCTGCAACAGTGGGCGATCCAGCTCTACAAGCGGATCAACAAGCTCAACGTCGTTCACCGGCGGAAGCTCGATGCGATCTTCTGGGGCTGGCGACCACTCGAAGCGATCCTCGACTTCGGATTCAAGTACAAGGGCAAGTCGTTCTGGGGCGTGAAGGACATCTACGAAAAGATGCCTGAGGACTTCCGCTTCACCGTCGATCGCGAGCTCGTCTACGTCGGCAACGGCTACAAGGACCCGATCGTCTTCGATCGCCCCGAGGACAAGTACCACTGGCTCGTCTGCTCCGCCGGCTCGACCAACAACCCCTACGGCGAGGCGGAGTACCGCGAGGTCTGGTTCGCCTACTACATCGGCCAGCGATTCCTCCAGCTCTGGGGACAGGGCATGGGGCGGTCCGTCGGGACGATGAAGGTGAAGGAGGGGGCCTCGATGCTCGGCGGCATGATCGAGGGCAACGCAAAGACGATCCCCGAGATCGCCCGCGAGGTCTCCGACGTGATCCGCACGCTCAACGAGCGCGGCGTCCTCATCGAGCGCGCCGGCTGGAGCGTCGAGCTCCTGAAGGACATCCGGTTCTCCGAAGCCTGGTCAGGCCCGCTCGACTACATCGACAACATGATCCGGCTGATCCTCACCGGCGAGACATTGACCTCGTCGACCGGCGGCGAGGGCTCGCGCGCGGCGTCCGAAGTCGCCCGTTCGGGCCTGATCGACTACTGCAAGGCCGATGCGAAGTGCCTGGAGTCGTGGGAGAACGACGATTTCCTCGCACCCCTCGTCCGCCTCAACCACGGCGAGGACGTTCCGGACGAGGACATGCCGAAGTGGCGCTCGAAGATCGGACAGGTCGTGGACGTGGTGAAGGCCCAGGCCCTCTTCGAAATGGGCGCCCCGCTCGACGGGAAGAAGATCGCCGCCGACGCCGGCGTGCCGCTCATCGTCGACCCGACGGACGACGACATCGTCCTCCAGAAGCAGGATCCGATCGACCCGCTCGCCGCCGGGCAGGATCCGAACGCCGAACCTCACCCGTCCGGGCCGCCGAGCAAGAAGCCGCGGCGCCCGGTGCCGGTCTCGAACACGCCGAAACAGGCCCCGGCGTCGGCGAAGCCGGAGAAGCGAGACGCGGACCAACTGACGATCTTCCCGGTGGGCGTGGTGGAGGTCTGATGCGGAATCCTTGCCGTTCCACAGTCGCCGTGCTACAAACGGTAACAGCATGAACGACCTGACCTGGGTAGTGCTCGCGCGGGTGGAGGACGGCGATTCGCTCTTCGCCGATGATCCGATCACCGCGCCCATGCTCGCGGAGATGGCGCGGGTCTACGACCCGAAGGTGCGGATGGCGCCGGTGATCTCTGGCTACGACCCGTCGACCAACACCGCCGGCCCGGCTCACTTCTCCGGCGAGTACACCCCGCCGCTCGGCTACGTCCGCGCGCTGGAGTTCGACGGCATGAACCTCTGGGGCGCGATCGAGGAGATCAAGGGCGAGGACGGCCAGGGTCTCGTCTCCGAGCGCGTCGCGATGGGGTTTCTCCAGCGGTCGATCGGCTTCTGGCCGGCGATGCCGGACTTCCCCGGAAAGCGCAAGCCGCCGTACCTGCGCCATCTGGCGCTTCTGGGCGGCGAGCCCGCAGGCATCCCGAACCTCCCCCCGCTCACGGAGTATTTCGTGGCGACGATGGGAGAGCAGAATGGACGAATCGTGGCGGGTGCCGGATTCGCGGTGCGCCACCTTCTCGATACCCCGAGGCCGGCCGTGCCGGTTCCGGAAACACCCACACCGAAGGAGGAAGACACCATGACCCCGGAAGAGATCCGAGCCGAGATCGCCTCGGCAGTCGCGGCAGCGACGGCGAGCCTCAAGCCGGACTCGGCAGCGATCGCCACGGCGATCGGAGAGGCCGTTCGCTCGGCCGTCGAGCCCATCTCGACCCAGCTCACCGAGCTGCGGTCGGTCACGCAGGCCAACCAGAAGGACGGTCTCCGGACCGAGGTCGAGCGCCGCTTCGAGGCCCTCGTCCAGTCCGGCCGCCTCGATCCGGCCGAGCGCGCCGCCGAGCAGGAGTTCCTCGCGGACCTCGCTCCGGAGAAGGTCCGCTCGCGGCTCGACCACCTGGAGACGCGGACTCCGCGCCTCAACCCGCGGAGCCTCTCCGAGGTCCGCGTCCTCGAAGTCGCCGACGACGAGGGCAAGAACGTCGTCTCGTTCGCCGCGCGGCGCTACATGCTGCCCCAGGGCGGTCGCCCGCCGGCGGCCGAGGACATGAAGCTCCTGGCGGAGGCCAAGCGCGCCTCGGCCGGCGATCCCGCGAAGTTCCGCGAGGCGGCGTACCGCCTCAGTGGCGAAGAGCTGGTGGAGGCGTGACGCGATGACCACGTACAAGAACGGCGAGAACCACATCTGGACCGATGGCCGTCCGGTCGCCGCGTCCCAGACCATCAACCGCGGGCAGATGACGTGGCTGAAGAACGACAACACGCTCGTCGACGACGAGGCGAGCGGCCAGGCCGCCTATCCCTTCGGCGTCGCGATCGAGGACCTCACCGCCGGCAAGATGGGGACCGTCGTCAAGCTCGGCATCGTCCTCGCTCTGGCGAAGGACTCCGAGACCATCGCCGTCGGAGACCTCATCACCTTCTCGGCGACCACCGGCAAGTTCGAAGTCGCCGCCACCACCGAGCGCGTCTGTGGAATCGCGCGGTCGGCGACCACCGGCGGGACGGGCGAGCTGTTCGAACTCGAACTCTTCCCGACCTACATCCAGAAGGTTCCCTGACGCTTCCTGAGAACAGGAGAGGACAACCATGAGCCGAATCATCCAGTTCCAGGGCCAGCGCGCAGCCGAATCGCACCTGGACAACGTGCAGCTCAACATCGACCCGATCGTCACGGAGCTCGTCCTCGGCCAGCCCGGCCCTGGCGAGATGCCGGGCGCCCGGATCCTCAAGTCAGTCACCGCGCCGGCCTGGAACTTCCAGTACCGGCAGAACGACCTCAACCGCCTCAAGCGGTTCGACACCGAGCGCGGGATGCGTCAGCCCATCAAGACCGGCGACTTCCGGTACTCGATGGTCCCCGCGTCCCTGAAGCGGTTCTCGTTCGGGACGCTGCGTGACGTGGACGAGCTCCAGAACGCCCACCCGTCGCTCGGCCTTCGCGAAGCCTGCGGTCGCTTCTCGAAGACGATCGTCGACATGGACCTGGAGCGTCGCCGTCGCGACCTCCTCGTCACCGCCGGCAACTACGACTCCGGCAACACGCTCGCGATCGCGGGCGGTTCGGAGTGGGACTCGGCGGGCGGCGACTCGAAGAGCGACATTCGCTCGATGCTGGCGGTGATCTCGGGCAAGACCGGGCTCCGCTACAACCAGATCAGCGTCTTCCTGTCGGACAAGTCCCTCCAGGCGGCGCTCGAAGACCCGATCTTCAACGCCACCCGGTCGAACTGGACCGCGGACACGGCGGACGAGCAGGCGCTCCAGCGGTATTGGGGCTCCGGCCCGGTCTGGTCGATGAACCCGGTCGAGGCCGACGACGACGGCGTCGTGAGCCCGATGTACGGCGACGTGGCGATCCTCTACTACAACTCGGGGATTGCCGGCGTCGACACGATGGACGGAGACCTGACGTTCGCCTGCGACTTCAAGTACAACGGCGGCGTCGCGTCGAAGCCCTTCTACAACGACCTCGTCACGTCCTGGATGTTCCCGTGGACCGCCTACGACTACCCGGCGATCACCACGAACTTCTCGGGCGCCCTCATCACCAACTGCGCTGCCTGATTGGAGACTCCATGAGCGAAGAGAAGACCCAGAAGTACCAGATCCTCCGGACGGTCAAGATCGGCTCGGAGTATTTCGCTCCGGAAGATGGAGAGGCGCTCTTCATGGACCTCGACGACCGCGTCGGTCAGAGCCTCGTCGAGCAGGGCGCCGCGAAGCTCGTCGTCGAGAAGGTCGCGAAGGTCGCCGAGAAGTCGGACAAGAAGTAACGTCCTTCGGGACTGAAGGGGGAGCCCGTGGCCTACCAGACGTTTGACGGACTCCAGAAGATGTACGGCCCCAAGCGCCTCGCTGACGCGACTCCGATGGTCGCCAGCGAGGCGCTTGGCACGTACTGGACGGCCAAGCTCCTCGCGGCGCAGGGCATGGTCGAGGCGTATCTGCGCCGCGCCGGTTACACCACCCCGGTCGACACCAGCGGTCTCTCCGCCGACGACGCTGCGATCGTGAACGCCATGCTCGCCGACTGGACCTCTGTGTTTGCGCTGGAGATGGGAGCGCCGGCGATCATGCAGACGCCCAAGGGCGTCGAATCGGCAGCCTCGAAGGCTCGCACCGCCTTGCGCGACCTGATCTCCGGTCGCCTCCGTCTTCCTCTCGCCATCAACCGGGCGATCATCGGGAGTGTCTGCACCCCCGAGCAGCGCGACGACATCTACGCGACCCCGGCCCCGGACCTCGACGACAACTTCTTCGCCCGAATGCGGCATGGCTGGCCGGACTGATGGCCGAGGTCAGCGTCTCGCTCCGACTTGCGCGGCCGATCGGAGACCTCTTCGAAGGGATCCTGGAGGTCCTGGATCGACCCTTCGCCGGAGCCCGAGGCACTGAAGCCATTCGAATCCTTCGGGACAGCGTCCGCAAGGAGTTCGAAACGGGCGCCTGGGCGCGTCCGCAGGGCGGCTTCTCGTCATGGGAGAAGGTCGAGCCCTTCGGCACACGTCCAGCGCCGGCGACACCCCTGGGAGGCGCCAGCGGCTTTCTGAGCCTCGCTTGGCAGGGAGGGCAGTTCGGGTTCGAAGAGAAGAGCGCCGGGCGCGTCGCGATCGGCGTCGATCACCCGGCGGCCCCGGTCCATCGCGGAGGCGATCCGAACCCGTCGGCGTCCTACGAGACGAGCATCCCGATCACTCTCCAGATGCGGAAGCGGGTCGGCTACGAGTTCCACACCGGCTTCCCGAAGGACCAGACCGAAGTCAAGATCCCTGCCCGCCCCCACGCGACCACGAACCCGGCGCTGGAGGAGAACATGGTGCAGCTCTTCGGCCGCGCGCTCGCCTCGATCACGGGGGTCGGAAAATGAAGGCGGCGTTCAACGTCTCCGGCATCCGTCTCGCCTGGGCGGATCGCTGCGCCGTCGCCGTCCGGCAGATCCTTCAGTCGAGCGACTCTCTGAGGGCTTTCACCGACGGGAAGATCCGCCGCGCCGTCCTCATGGCGCTCCCGTCCGGGCTGACTCCGAACTGCATCCTGGTTTGCGCCGGCGTCCCGCGCCTCGCGGAGCCCGGCATCGGACAGTGCTCGAAGCTCGCCCTCCCCGTCCAAATCGGCGTGTGCTGGGAGCAGCCGATGGAACTGCTGGAGGATGATGAGGCGACGGTCGCGGCGATCTTTGCGGAGATCATCCGAGCCGTCCTCGCGAACCCGATGCTCATGGTGCCCGTCTACGGCAAGCGGCGCCTGACCGACAAGGTTTCCGACATCCGACCCCTGGGACCTCCGATGTGGCAGGGAGGGCAAGGATCCGTGACGCTCTTGGACTTCATCGAGATCGAGTTCGAGAAAGAACTCGACGCTCAGGTCTGGGACATCGAATGAGACTACGACTCAAGAACTGCCTCGGTTGAGGCGGAAGGAGGCGTCCCGTGACGGACACCACGCAGAAGACGAGCCGCAAGGCACCCGAGGCGGCAGCCGGAGCCGAGGAGCAGGAGTCGGGCTGGTATCGGCTCCACTTCCTCCGGAACCAGACTGGCCCCGGCAAGGTCCTGACGCGCGTCGGGGCTGGCATGGCGCGATTCAAGGCGTCGCAGACCGACCCGGAGGCCGAGGACTTCCCGACGAAGATCGTGAAGCTCACGCCGGCGCAGGCCGCGGAGTTCGCGAAGAATCCGGCGTTCGACATCCGGAATTCGAAGGCTCCGGAAGCGAAAGGCTTGGGGAAGAAGCTGGTGCAGCGTAGCATCGGTGCCACGAACCCGACCGACGGCGAGACGAAGGTCGAAGAGGGAGGCTCCTGATGGCTGGCGCGTTCAATCCCGCAAATGCCCAGATGCGGGTCGGGCATGAGACCTACGAGGGGATCTACCCGACCACCTGGCACGACCACAAGTTCTCGTCCGAGACGCTCTCGGGCGAGCAGAGCGAGATTCAGCTCGACGACATCGTCAACAACGCCCAAGCCGAGCGCGGTTTGACCGGGACGGCGAAGGTCGACGGCGCGGTCGAGTTCAACCTCGACCCCGAGAGCTACCTGCCGTACTTCGTCAACGCGCAGGGGAAGAACTCAACGACCAGTCCGGCGACGGACGTGTACCTGCATCGGCTCGCGCCGTCCGAGGCGACCGACGCTCCGAACACGCTCTCGTGCGAGGTGTGGCGAGACGACGACCTCGGCCAGGTCTTCTCCGGTGGCCGGGTGAAGGAACTCGGCCTGTCGCTGGAGATCAACGGCGTGCTGCGCGTCACGTCGGACATGCTGTTCTCCCGCCACACCTACTTCGGCGACTACGTCGAAGAGGTCCCCGGCGCGACCCCGCAGACGAGCAAGCCGCAGCTTCGCGGCCTTCCGAACTACGTGAACTGGACGGGCGCTGCGGCGGCCGATCGCCGGATCCACGTCAAGGTCACTTCCATCGCCGGCTCTCCGACGACGTTCATCGCGACCGCCAAGGTCGGCGGCGGGGCCTACGGCGGCACCACCTTCACCGTAACCGTCGGCCTGGACGCCAACAGCAAGCCGATCTGGACGACCGTGGTCAATGGCTCCGGCGCCCAGGTCGGGACCCGCGCCATCCCGGTCGAGTTCTGGATCCAGACCATGACCGGCGTCGAGGTCAACGACATCTGGAGCTTCGACGCCGAGCGCGGCGTCTGGACTCCGACGTTCCCCGACGTGCCGAAGTTCAATGCGATCTACGCCTTCATCCTCTTCGGCGACTACGGAGACGAGGATCGCTACTGCATCAAGCAGTTCGGCCTGACGCTCACCCGGCCGCTTCTGGAGAACCTCTGCATCGGCGGCGTCTTCCCGGAGTCGATCCGGGAGCGCGGCCAGCGCGAGGTCATCTACTCCTTCGAGCGGGAGTACCTCGACACCGGCCTCCGGAAGCGGCTGGAGTCGAAGGAGCCGTTCTCGGTCCGCCTCGAAGCCTACGGCGGCGAGGAGTTCGAGACCGGCTACGAGCACGAGTTCCAGGCCATCTCGCCCCTCGTCGTCGCCCGCGGCCGGACGCCTTCCGTGACGAGCAAGGACGAGATGACGGAGTCGATCGAGGCGCAGGCGTACCCCGATCCGACCAACGCCGACGACTACTTCGACGACGTGACGTTCCTCTTCCAGAACTCGGTCGCCGACCCGAACGTCTGATCTGCACGGCCGCCAGCGGCCTTCCCCCCATCGGCCCCCCCCGACGTGAGTCGCTGGGGCCTTTTTTTGTGTCCTGAGAAACCCGTGGTACAACGCCCACAATGGCTTCCAAGAACCAAGTCCGCCTGGAGGCGGTCGCCGAGGTCCAGAAGGCCCGCGCCGAGATCCTGAAGCTCGTTGACACGGTCAACAAGCTCACCGAGGCCCTCGGGAAGACTGCTGACAAGAAGTTCCAGATCACTACCGGCGAGTCGCTCGCGAAGCTCGAAGCCCTGGAGCGTGGTCTGGTCGCCCTAGGGAACGCTGCGGAGAAGTCATCCCAGGCCGTCGGGAAGGCATCGAATCAGAGTGCAGCATCCGTCGAGCGCGCCCGCAAGCGCGAGATCGACGCCATCGAGAAGGCCGTCCGCATCGCCGCGCAGGAGATCCCGGCGATGGAGAAGACGGTCAACGCACGCGAGCGCGCGACATCGAAGCAAGAGGCCGCAGCGGCGCGGGCGATCGCCGCCGAGCGCCGGAAGGCCGAATCCCTTCTCCAGTCCGAGGCCGCGGCGAGCCGCCACATGGGCCAGCTCCTCAAGTCGGCCGATGCCCAGGACAAGTTCTCGATCTCCGCCCAGAGCGCCGCGCGCAGCATCCAGGCTTTCTTCGCCTCCATCATCATCGGGAAGCTCAAAGAACTCCTCATCGAGATCACCGAGACGGGCGCCGCGTTCGAGCAGTACAGCAACCTTCTCTCCGTGGCGACGGGCAGCAACGCCGCCGCCGGCGAGACGTTCAACAGCCTTCGCGGATTCGCCGACACCTTCGGTCTGTCGCTGGAGCAGCTCGTCCAGCGCTTCCCGCGCTTCGCCATCGCTGCGAAGGACTCCGGACTCGCTCTCGACGAAATCCGAACCGTCTTCGATGCGTTCGCCATCGCGAACCGCGCCGTCGGCAACTCGACCGAGCAAACGCAGCGGGTCTTCGTCGCGCTGGAGCAGATATTCAATAAGGGCGTCGTCCAGGCCGAGGAGCTCAAGCAGCAGTTGGGCGATTCACTCCCGGCCGCCTACAACGCGATGGCGAAGGCCATCGGCGTCACGACGAGGGAACTCGTCGTCCTCCTGAAGGAGAACAAGGTCCTCGCGAACGAGGCCCTCCCGGCGCTCGCCGCCGAGCTCCTGAAGACTCTTGGGCCTGGAGTGCTGAAGAACGTCACGTCCGTTCGCGCCGAGATCGAGCGGATGAAGAATGAAATCTTCCTCGCGAAGGTCGAGATCGCCGAGGGAGCGCGGCCCGAACTGCTGGAGATGCTCCGGGTCATCAAGGACATCGGAGAGAACGGAGCCCTTTCGTTCGGGCAGATCGGAGAGGCGGTCGGGAGCCTCTACACCGGCATCTCGCGGATCCTGACGCTCCTCAACAACATCGGCAGTTTCAACCTCGAAGGTCTCGGGGCGCAGATCCTCCAGCTTTTCAGCCTTGTCACCCAGGGGGTCGGCGAGATCATCCTGGGCATCAACATCCTTCTGACGAAGATCCCCGGCATCCCGGAGCCGATGCGGAAGGGCGCCGAAGAGGCGATGCGGGCCTGGAATCAGGCGCACGAGGACATCCGCGCTGGGTTCGACGACGTTGCGAGTAGCGGGGTCAACTCCGCCGCCGCCATCGGGGCGGCCGTCAACGTGCAGGGGAACAATGCGATCGAGGCCCTGCGAAAGGCGCAGAAGGAAGCCCTCGCCATCGCCGAGCGCCAGAAGGCCGCCGCCGCGCAGAAGGAAGAGGAGATCACCAAGAAGGAGCAGGCGGAGATCGACAAGCGCCTCGAAGCCGAGAAGAAGGCGGTCGAGGAGCGCATCAAGATCCAGAATGCTCTCGTCGCCTCAATCGAGGGCGACACGAAGGCGCAGGCCGAATCGACCGCGCAACTCCTACTCGCGATCGAGACGGTCGAAAAGCATGGCGAGGTCACAGAGCAGGAGAGCACCAAGATCCAGGCGGCGATCCAGAAGGAGCTCGACCTCTACGCGGAGTATGGGCAGGCACCTCCGGCCGCTCTCCAGACCCTCGCCGACAAATACCACGTCCTGACGACCGCCCAAGAGAAGGCGATCGACGCTCAGAAGAAGCGCCTCCAGGAGCTCCAGGACGAGATCAAAAAGACCGGAGACGAGCTCGCTGCCCTCGAAGCGAAACTCGCCGGCCCGCAGCGCGACATCTTCGGGAACGCGCTCGACGAGGCCGGCCAGAGCATCCTGGACCTCCAGAAAGAACTGAAGGACCTCCAGGACCAGCCTCGGAAGACGGTCGAGGACCTCCAGAAGATCGACGACCTCAACTCAAAGATCCGATCGCAGCGGAGCAAGTCCCGCGGGACGGAGTTCGGGAAGGTCGATGACCAGACGCTCACCGATCTCGACAAGCTCGCCGAGCTCAACGCGAAGCAAGCGGATCTTCTGCGCGAGCAGGCTTTCGCCGAAGGCGATCTTGCTCGGGCGCGCGAGAGTGGAGCCCAGGCGACGGACTCCGCGACGAACTCGACTCAGGACTACGAGCAGTCCGTCCTCGACAATCTGGACTCGCTCCGTGCGGCCCGCGACGCCGCCTTCGAGCAGGCTCTCGCGATGGACGACAACGCAGCGGCGACGGATGGCGCCGCCGCCGCTGTCGGAGGCTTGGCGCAGGGACTTGAAGGCGTAGGCTCCGCGGCGGATCAGGCGAACACCAGCGTCGGAGACCTCGGTTCGGCCGCCGGGGACGCCGCCGGCTCCGTCGGCGACATGAAGAGCGATGCGGCCGGCATCGCGCCTGGGTTCGATGAAGCAAAGGCCAGCGCCGAAAAGCTCAACGATCCAGTCCAGGCGGCCGCCGCCGGAGTCGCCCAGATGCGGGACGATCTCGCGGAGTGCCTCTCTCTCGCGCTCGCCCTGGAACAGTGCTTGGACAGGATCGCGGAATGAGCCTCTCTGCCATTCACGTCGAACTGGAGGAGATGAAACAGCATCTCCGCGATCTCCTGTCCGGGTGCGAAAAGTCCAAGGAGCCGAAGCCTCCTCCGGTCTGCGATCGGTCGAACATTCCCGAGGGTTTCTGGATGGACTCGTCCTGCAAGCTCCATCGGATCACTCGGATCTTCGGGCACATTCAGTTGGGAGCTGTCGCCTCGAACGTGCAGCGCGTGGCGGTTGATCCGGGTGGCGGACTGGCATCGAAGAAGATGATGGACTCTCCGCCGAAGAAGAGGCCGAAAGGGGTTCACCCTCTCGTCTGGAAGCTCACCCTCGCCACCTGGGCCTGCGAAGAGAAGAGGGTCAGAGCGAACGAGGCGTACTTCCGATGCCGGGCCTTGGAAGGCGCAACTCCGGAGACCTGTCGCGGGCTCTACGTTTCCGTTCCGTGCCCGGACGTGGAAGAGTTGCGCCGCCAGGTCGCCGAACTCGGGGCTTCGGCGAAGATCACCGAGAGCGACGGATTCACCGGCGCCGGTGGTCAATTCGGCGGCGGCGGGGCGTCGGGGAGCTTCTGATGGCACTTCGGGCGGTAGTGGAGGGGCTGAAGTCTGCGGCTAACGAAATGGAGCGGCTCTCTCAAGCGAGCCAGGGCGTCGCCGAGATTAACAACGATGGCGGCGGCGGTGGCGCTCCTGGTGGGGCTCTTCCCGCTCCGCAACCAGCTCCGATTCGCCTGACATTCGTCTCCAACATCACGACGCAGCAGGCTCCAGCCATGTCGTCTGGAGGCGGCTCCGGCTCTCTCAATCCGGCGAACAGTCAGTCCGACGAGTTCATCAACTTCCTGCGAACTCGCGGGATCTATGACATCCAGAAGGCCAACGAGCAGACGATCAAGGCTCTGAAGCAAGAGTTCGAGTTCATCCTCCGGAAACTGCTCGGGAAGTCCGGCGGCCTCGATCTGAGAAAGATGGGGATGGGATGAGCAACGACGAGGGATACCTCAGTTGGGACGATGGATTCCTTCAGGGCGAAGCGGCCTACTTGAACGGCCTCCGCGTTCCGAAGTTGCAGTCCTTCGAGGCCAACCCGCAGGCAGCGACGCTCTGGGGCCTGCGAACCCATGCGAACACGATGATCGCGCAGCGGCTCTACCACGGTCCGGAGGCTCCCAGGCTGCGCCGCGGTCTCGACTTCACAGGGACGTGGAACGTCTGGTCAAAGGAGTTCGCCGAGACCATTCGCTCCGCCGGTGCGGCCGGGACGGTCTTCTACTTCTGCCCGCTGGATCGCCGGACGGATCGGTTCGATGCCACGTCGGGTGAGACCTACAAGCTCACGCGCCCGCTCGCCCGTGGCATCGTCTCCTGGGTTACGGCGCTGACGCATCCGGACAAGATCCTGCTCGACGGCTCGGTGGACCCAACTGCGGCCACCGTGTCGGGCCAGAACGTCGTCGCCAACGCCACCGGCGAGATCGAGGTCCACTACACCCCGGTCTACCGCGTCATCGGCAAGCGGATGAGCGACTCGATCCCGGCCGCCAACGGCTTCGTGGTCTCGTTCGAGTTCGAGGAATTCGTCTCCTTCTGACCATGCGAATCACCGACTTCACAGGCCAAGTCGCCGCCGTATCGGGCCAGGACGAGTTCGTCGGCACGGTCGACTCGGCCGGCGATATCGACTCCGACTTCGACGGGACTGTCCTATCGGACGACGCCCTCGACACTGCGGTCCAGCCGCAAGGAATCGTCGAGCAGGTCGTCGACATGGAGCTCTGGGTAGACGGAGCTCTCGTCCAGCGTGGCGACCTCATGGATCAGATGACGGTCGATCGCGACTACGACAACGTCGTCCAGGGATGGAGCTTCACGAATCCACTCTGGACCCCGGACGGTGTGTTCGGCGCTCCGTGGACCTGCTACGGACCCGGCATCGGCAAGAAAAGCATCGCAATCAAGGGCCTCTACGACACCCCGACCGGCGTCCATCGGATCAACCTCCTCACCGACGGCGTCTGCGACAACGCCGAGCGCCAGTCCGGAGAAAACGGAATATTCGAAGTGCTGGAGGGCGGCGACGGCGTCGCGCGCTACGACGGCGTGAAGGTCACGAAAATCTTCCCGCCCGGCCACGGCCTCTACCGCGGGCGTCTCTTCCGCGAGATCGTTCGGGCGCTCGGCGATGACCAGATGAACTTCGAGGACGGCAACCGAATGGACATCGAGGTCCAGTTGGTCGACTCCCTTCCGATCCCGACGATGGCCGAGATCGCCGAAGTCGAGAACCGTCGGATCCTGAAGGACTCGGAAGGCTACTGGATCAACCCGCGCGTCGGCAGGATCCGCTCCGACGAGTCGCCCGTCTTTTCCTTTGAGGAGCGCGACATCCTCCGCGTGGCGACCGTCACCCAGAAGATGCCGAACAACCCGATCACCCTCGTCATCGCCAAGGGCGAGCGCCAGAAGACGAAGGAAGACTGCGGCGACGTGTGGCAGGTCGAGACGAAGTTCTTCTTCGAGCAGCCCTACACCTACAAGCGGTCGCTCTACCGTCAGGAAACGGACGGCACCTACACGAGCCTCGCGGCGCACTCGGCGACGACGACTCCGGTGCTCGTGATGAAGATAGAGACCAGGAGGCTCTACCGCTGCGACGTGCTGATCGACGAGATCGTGAAGACGTGGAAGCTCACTCGCCGAGAGACGCCTCGCCACGAATGGGAGGGCGGAGACGGAACCGATCCAGAGCTCCAGGACGGTTGGCGCTCTCTCGTGGTGTTCACAGACGATGACAGCGGAGTTGGTGGTGGCCCGGCCTACATCGACGAGACGGAGGTATTCCTGCTCGTCTCGGTGCAGCGGAACAAGAACTTCTTCATCTATGGAACTTACGGGTCCTACTTCTCGCTTCCCAGTGGGGACACTTGGCTTCACAAAATTCAGCTTCCGCCGGCGTCTTCCTTGGCGAACTACAATCCTGACGACCCAGCAGCTCTAGCTTCAAAGCAATACGGTCAGGCGCAAGGTTCCGTCAGCTTCGTGACGCAGATGGGCCACATCGAAGGAGCGATCAAGACGAAGCCTCCGTTCGCCGGCTTCCCGATCCCGCCGTGGGAAGAAGTTGAGCCCAGTGTTGGACAGCAGATTTGGGGCAGCGGCGGAGGTGTGAATACCATCAATTCCTCTGTGTCCGTAATCGAGCAGAAGTTTCTCCTGCCCGAAGAGGCGACCTACTATCCCGGACAGGTGGACCTCTTGATGCCGTGGTCGATCACCACGACCGTTCAGTATGGAAACGACAAGAATGGCTTGTACCAGAAGGACGTTTACCAGTACGGATGGCGGGCGCCGAAGGGGACGGGCTTCTACTACGGCGAGGACGACAGCCGATCCGCCCAGAGCCAGATGTTCCGCCTCACCGACGCGGAGATCACCACCTACTCTGCTACAGGGTCGTCTCACACCGAGAAGGTCGAGATCAAGGACACCCTCACCGGGAAGAAGCGCATCGAAGTCACGAACGGGATCTCCGGCAACCTGCCTCCGATCGACCGCCTTGACATCGTCGCTGCCGATCCGACGATCTACGAGGATGGAGAGCAGGCGGACCTCGCCAAGAGGGCGGCGCGCACGGAGACGGAAACGGTCGTTGTCACGGTGCCGTTCGACTTCCTGCTCGACTGTCATCTCCCCCGCGAGGTCACGGTCGACTTCCCGTGGGCCGAGAACGAAGCGGAACTGCAGGCGATGGCGGAAGCTCTGGCGAGCGAGAGCGCAGCGCAGGCTGTATTCTTCACCTTGCCGGCGAACTTCCTGATCCGAGAGGCCATGCCCATCCACCTGATCTACCGACCGCTGGACATCGACCACGACCTTCGAGTCAAGTCCGTGAAGTGGGCGCGCAGCCCAGAACAGCCGATCGTGACGCAGGTCGAAGCCAGGCTCTACCCGTTCTGACATGGCCCGCAACTCACACGGCACCGGCACTCCCGGACGTATGAACGAGGCGCTAGGGCGCGACGCTCTCGGGTTCATCGGCAGGCAGACCGTCCAGACGCAGGACTTCGCCGAAGCGATCTACGCCTACCCGGATGGGAAGCAAGGCCATTGGGTCCATCTCCCACATTCGGAGACGCTCTTCTGGGTAGGAGACCTCACTGGCGGATCGACATTCGAGCCGGGGTCGATCGTCTTTGTAGCGAGCCAGTCCGGCAAGCGCGGGCAGAAGATCATTGGGCGCTCTCCAGCCGGGATGGCTTCGTCGTCCGTGACCTCAATCCAGTCGCCGCCTTCGGTTGGGCCTCCGCCTGCGATCGTTCCAGAGGGGATCTCTACGCAGGGGTACTACCTGGGATGGTCTTACTGCTGCGATGGCGGAGGCTACGTCTGGACCGCCTGCATTCATCACCGCTTCCGCTACTCCGCCGGACCCGTATTCGTCGATGGTGGCTACGCTTTGCGAGTCGCTAGGCTCTCGATGGCAGATCTGGTCGGCGGCGTCGACATGCCGCATGACGGCTACGACATTGGCGACTTCTCTGGAGAGAACGGCGGCAGCGAGGTCTTCCGACTGAACGAAGTCGCGATGACCTCGCTCGACGACACCTACCGAACCGTCTCAATCATTCAGAGCGGCGGGACGATATTCGTGGTGACGGTGCCGTTCTCCGGGACCGCCTACACGGTGCTGCTGATGAGCGACGCAGGCGCGTTGCTCGGAACGGATACCTTCACTGGGCGGGCCTGGGCTGACCCACTCTCTGCGCTTATCCAGAACTCGGCGATCTGCTCAAATGAGGACGGGAACTTCTATTTCGCCCATCCAGTCGGGGGCGGAGCAGAGGAGTTTCGGTTCTGCCGAAGAAGCGCAGTCACCGGCGCGATCGTGGCGCAAATGGACATCGACTTCTCGCTTGATTCGTCGGTCTACGCCGGCATCGCCCCGATACCCGGAGGGTCCGGCGTTCGAGTATTCCGTAACGCCGACGACTCATCGACGCAGGCGTACAAGGATTTCGACGCTGATTTCTCGCCGCTCTCGGCTTGGGTGACTATGGGCTTCGGATCCGACAACCACTTCACCTCTGGGCAGAGAAACATGGTGGCAGCGCGCTCTGGCGGCTTCGCAATCCTCGGGGAGAACGTCTCTCTGGACGCGGGTGTATTCCGCGTCGATCTCGATGGAGACTTCGTCAACGAATTGGGTGACAACGCCGACGCCAGGCCGCCGATTTACCTAGCTACAGCGGCGTCCTACGTCTTCATCGGAACGGCGATGGCGGGCGATTTCGCGCTCTATCGGATGCTCAACGACGGAACGATGGCTTGAGGTAAATCATGGCAAACCCGAAATTCCAGTGGTACATGCCGGACGGCACGACTCCCGACGCTGATGAGGGCTTTGCTCCGGTCAACGGGACACCAACGACTCCGGTCGAGCGCCGCCTCTACAACGACAACGGAGGCGTCTTCGGGTCCGTCGACTCTGGCGACTTCGTCATCACCGCCGTTTCCAGGTCGACGGGCGTCGGCGACTACACGATGGACGACGAGCTCGCGGCCTCTGGCTGGATTGAGTTTCGCTTGACCGGGAGCGGCGGGACAGGGATGGTGAACCAGACGACCGGCTGGATGAAGGTCGGCCGCGGTCGATTCGTTCGGGTCAAGGGCATCAAGGCCGAGGGGTATCGGACGATCGAGCAGCGGCTCGTCATCCCGATTGGCTCCGGCATCGTCGCGAAGGAGTACAAACTCCGGATCATCGAGGACGCGCGGGCCTTCATGCTCCAGTACGGGCACACCGAGGGCGGGGCGCAGGGTCTCCGGATGGGCGTCGGCGACGCCTCCTGGACCGAACTACTGGACGGCTTCGAGGCCGCGGAGGCTGCCGTCCCCGACAACACGATCGAGGTCGCGCGCGGCATCTCCGTCTTCGCCGGCGTCCCGGTGCCGGAGATGGCGGAGGCCCTGACGTTCTCGAACCTAGACAGCGCCGCCGCTGCGCTCGTCGCCGGCGAGGAGTACCTGGCCCTGGTAACGGTCGACGGCTCCGGGGCGAAGACGGTCACGAAGTCGGTCAAGGGCACGGCTCCACTTTCCGAGGCGAACCTGCCGGACGTTCCGGACGGGCACCGGGAAATCTTCTGGGCGCAGGTCCCCTTCTCTGCGGTCATCACCGACGCCGAGATCCACATGGACCGGAAGGTCTACGGCGGGGCTGCGCTGACCGGCTCGGGCGTCTCCCCGACCCTCCACCCCTTCGAGGCCCTGATCGGGGACGCTCTCGTCCTCGTGCCCTACGGCGTCGAGCTCGCCCTGACCGACGACGATACGAACTACGTCTGGGTCGACCCCTCCGGCGGCGTCGAGAGCAACACCACCGGCCTCCAGCCGGAGGACATGAGCTGCCTCCTGTACGAGATCACCCTGGCCGCCGGGGTCATCACGGAGATCATCGACTGCCGGCCGTGGCTCTACCCGAACCCGACGGAGGTCCATCTCGACATTCACGGCGCGCTCTCCGGGTCGCCGGTCGGCTACGGCGTGCTCGCCACCCGGTCGTCGGCCTACCTCGTTCCGTTCGTCGGGGTGACGGCAGCCGTGGGAGACCGCGGAGGGACCTCTGGCCTGACGAAGTTCGACATCGAGGCGACCGACCGGAACAACACCTACGCCTCGATCTACACCGACACGAGCCCGGACGACCTCCGCCCGCAGATCGCCTACAACGCGGCCGAGCCGGTCGACCGGGAGAGTTTCCCGCAGGTCCTTTTCTTCCACGGCGGCACCCGGTTCAAGCTCTCGGTTCCGACATCTCCAGGCACCGCTTCCAACGGCGGGCACGTCGTTCTCCGATTCGCTGCTGTATCGGCGGCCTGATCTGTTACCCTTCTACCCAAGGAGAACCGCCATGCGGACTCGTTCGAGCTGGATCTGGTGCTGGGTGATCGGGGCGGTCCTAGCCTCGGGCGCCGGCGCGCAGCAGTACACGACCATCATCGACAACCTCCCGACCTGCACCGGGAACCGGAACGGTCGGGTCATCTCGGTCTCCGACGCCGTCAGCGACACCGACTGCACTGTCGGCGGAGCCACCGGCACGGACCGCTTCGTCCATCAGTGCATTTGCGACACGCTCAACGCGCTCGGGCCGTACTGGAAAGCGGTAGGCGGCTCCGGCGGCGGCGTCTCCGGCCTCACTACCGCAGACGGCGGCACGGCGCTTTCGGATAACGCCATCGTGCGCGGCGACGGTACGACGGGTGTGCAGGGCTCGACCGTCACCGTAGCCGACTCAACCGGCAACCTCCAGTGGGAAGGCACCACCGCCGACGCCTTCGAGGGCAACTTCACCTTTGCGGACCCGACCGCCGACTGGACGTGGAACTGGCTTGCCGCTGGAGCCATGCGCGGCCCGGACGGAACATCGGCTCTCCCGGCCTACGGCTTTTCCAGCGATCCGAATACCGGCTTCTATCTGGCTTCCGCTGACATCCTTTCCGCCACGGCAGGCGGGGTCGATGCCGTCTACTTCTTGTCGGACTTGGTGTCGTTCAACGTCGCCGTGCAGAGTTACGAGGGATATCGCAACGGCTCCGCTAAGAAATACTGCTGGTCGGATGTTGGCAACCCAAGCAACTCTCCGGCGGATACCTGCCTTTCGCGCTCCGCCACCGCGATTGTCACCATCGAAAACGTCGCGCACCTAGTCCCTATCGCTTCTCCCCCGCGCACTTGCGACGGCACGGCAGAAGGCGACCTC